CAAGGGGGTTGCCCACGATAATGTGGAACCTGTCGCTCAGAGGCACCGTGTAGTTAAGTACCGCCCAGCTTCGGCAAATCTTCAGATCACCAAAACCATCAAAGGTGCCGTCAGGCGTCAGGCGCAAGAACGGATGATCCTTCGGGTTCTCTGTAGTAAAGAAGAACAGATCGTCACCCACCTTGATGGGCGGACCAAGCCCCTCACGCCGACCCGTGTTAGTTGGGTTTCTAAACTCTTTGTACTCAACGTTACCCGTCTCGGGGTCAGCAATAATGAGTTGAGGGTGCTGAGTCTGGTTAGACCGCGAGAAATAGTTGCGGAACATCAGGATGCGGCTGTTGTCTTCATCCCAGATGGCGTTATCAACGTATCGGTTGATCGTCATGTTTGACGGGGTTGTCTGGTACTTCAGCGCCCGCTCAAAGATCCCATCAACATACTCCCTGTTAACGGCATCGTGGATGTCCAGCGGGTCACCGACATTGTGTATCCTGGTCTTATTGAAGTCTGCGCTACCGGTAACCCTAAGCTCGCCATCAACCTCCAGCGGGCCTTCCATAGAGTCGCCGCCGGTCTTGCTGACATAGTTGCCGCCGCCGCCAGATGAATTAGCGATAGCCTCATCAACGTAACCTTTTGTGATTAAGTGCTTGTCATTGTCTAGGTTGTAATCGGCGTTGTACTTGATCGGCTGGTAAGCATTGGTTTCGTCAGAGGCGAGAAGAAGCTTGGTACTGCCATTGCGCTGGATGCTGAGATTGGTGTTAACCCCTGAGTCTAGATGCGTTGATTTCAGGGTCTTTGCCTTAACGTCATCATCGACATCAAGGGCGCCGGTCATTTTGTCGCCGGCCTTCTTAACGAATTTGCTGGTGTCGGCTGGCGGAGGGAGCTTGTCTATCTGCTCCTGGAGATCGTCATCGGCGTCTTTACGCTCCTGCGTCTCCTGGGCGAGGTCTGCTTTGATCTTTGTATCGTCATAGCCTATCGAATTAATGTTATCGATGGACTCGGTATTGAGCTCAATCTGGGTAAGTAACCAGCGGTTGACCTCTAGCTGATTCTTTAAGTCTGGTACGTTCGCTTTAGACTTAAAGCGGCCCTGCATATCTCTAAATAAGATGTCTGGATTGGTAGCAATGAGATCAGTAGTGACTGCTTGCCACCCCACATCCTTCCGGTAAACCATCCAGCCGTCATCAACAGGCTCTTTGATGTAACCAGTGAGATCAGTAACCCCGCCGCCACCACCGCCGCCGCCAGCTCCGGTCATAGAAACCCATTGACCGTTCATATAAACGTAAAGCTCAGCGGTCGCACCTGTGTCACACCAAAGATCCCCGTCCACTGGGGCCGCTGGCTTATTGTCAGATACCTTTACAAAGAGTCGATCTAGCGCATATTCCAGCGCCCCCTGAACATTCTGCTCAGACAGTAGCGCCAGGGCAGGATCTAAACTTACCTGGGGAGCCTTTACATTATGCGGGTTGTTCTTATCGGCAGTATGAGAATCGACGCTTTCGGATGCGTTCCAATTCTTATTTGCCCGATCAATAACAGCGTTAAGTTTTTCACGTACAACGCCGCCTTCCTCGCCATTCTGAATATCTGGGATTGGTGGATATTTCTTACTCATGCGGCCACCTCCGCCCAGGGCTCAGCGCCGTCATTCCATAGCGAGAGATCACGCCAGAAACACGTATCCTTCCAGGCGCCGGTGTCGAGAATCCAGCAAACTTGAGAGAGAGAATCCCACTCTTTGCAATCGCCGCCATCATTGAGCTCTGTCCAATCGGCACCAGCACCCTCGATTTTTGTCCAGCCATCGCAATTACTCATTAGGCGCAACCATGACGCTGAAGCCGTAAAGCCACACCAGAGTATTCAGCCTTTTCGCTTGCCATATTGGCCGCGGTCACAGCTTCCCCATACGCGGTCTGCCAAAGCGGCACCCTGGTATCGTCGTGGAGATAGCCCGCCGCGGTCAGTAGCGACCCATACAGGTAGACATCCGGATAACGCTCCAGGAGCCAGTTGCTAGGGTTCTCTTCACTCAAGTGTGGGATCTCAGCCATGTACTCAATGACACAGCGCAAAGGCTTCTCATTGTCAGGCGGCGGTAAGAATTGCAATTTGTGCTCAACGTGACGGTAAAAGCTGGGGACGCCAATAAGGTCAAAGCGTTCCATGTTGTAGCCATCAGCCAGCCGGAGCACGGCGCCGTCCACCGTGATGCGGATGGTGCTCACCCAATCACAAGGAAGCTCAAAGTATTCAGAGGCGATCATGGTCTCCGCCCTGGTCTGCATTGAGCTTTCCCGCACATCTCTGCGGATCCTGGATTCAGTGAGGGCGATGAACTGCGGCACCTGGTTGGTAAGGTCTTCGCGATTTAAGAAGTCAGCAATCGTGCTCTGTAACGTTAAATAATCCATTAGGCGACCCATTTGTCAGCATGACGGCGCACGTCGACGCCGCCCCAGCTCGTAGTGTCTCTATAGCCGGTGATTAGGTAGCGGAAGCTGTCTGCGGCGTGGCTGGACCAATCGTGCTCAGGTCGAGCGCGGAAGGTGCGAGCCTTATCCAGCCATTCTTTGCGGTAAGACCGCAGGCACTTGACCAGGAACTTGGTTTTACTCATGTCAAAATAACAACGAGAAAGGGCCAACCGTACTGCCGCGATGCCGTCATCAACACGGATCTGTGGCGCGATAGTCACATCTCTTATCCCAAGCTCACTCAGGATCTCAATCCGCGACTTACCTGATCCTAATTCTCGGACTTTCGCATCATGCGGAAGCACGGTTGGTCCATACAAATATCCATGATCCAGGGCTTTCTCTCTCAGCACCTGGGCGTAATGGTCTAGACCGACGCCGTTGGATTCATAGAAATCAATGATTCTTATCTCACTGCCCACAAATTGGGCAAACGTGATAGATGTGCTGTCGCCTATGCCAAGATCCCAGGCGGTGATAACAGGCAATCCACGCTCATGGTGGATTTTGTCCATAAGCCTGCCGTCGCTCTCACACTCCAGCATCTCTTCGCGGTAATAAGCGCCCTCAGTCAAGACCATAGGCGCCCCATTCCACACATGCTCAAACACTTCAGGCTTTAGGCGCTCTTTGTCAGCTTCCATTTCCGCGCGCAAAACTTCAGGGAAAAATGGATTTTGATCCCAGTTTATTTTTACGACTTTGGCGTTATCTGGCGGATTCTCTACGAACCGTTGATAGGTCGGACCGTCTTCATCCATAGGATTGAAGGAAACCCAGACTTCACTGCCTTCCTCACGGACTGTAGGCAACAATGTGCGCCAGGCTTCCTCAGAGATATCAGCGGCCTCATCTAGCCACGCTAATAGAATCTTTGATTTGGATTTAATGCTTGAGACATTCAAGCGTAAGCCGGCAAACGTAAACTCAACAGTGCCGCACTTGGTCCGAATGAATCTGGCGCCAACGTCATAAAAGCTCGCCAACACAGGATCATCAGCAATCGCCGCCTTAATCTCCGTGAATGAAGACTCATCAAGCGAATTGAGATGTTCCCTGGCACACAGTATCTGGCCCGTTCTGCCATTCTTGGCATGTTTGTAACCTTCCCATGCCGCCATCATGGCAAAGGTGCGCGTCTTCCCAGAGCCACGGCCACCGTAAGCGACACGGTATCTAGCTGGGCCATCGAATAGCTCCAGCATTTTGGGCGGCACTTGTATCTCTTTAATCGTCATACTGAGCCGCCACAATTCTGATCTCGTTGGGATGGTCAATTACAACGTCAGCAGTGACATCAATTTCCATCGCCTTGAGCTTTGGCTCTGTGTATTGAGCGACCTTATCCCAGGCATCAATAGAGGCTTTCAGGTCATTGGCTGTATTTGTCTCAATGGCCTGGTTGTGAAGCTTTGCGGCTTGCTCAGCCATGCGCATGATTGGGTGGAACTCTTCACCAAACATGTCCTGAAGGCGATTCAATAGAAACGCCTTGTTCTTATTCGGACTGCCGGCCCTGCTAGGCATACACTTTGTGAGCAATCGGTTGATTTAAAAAAGATAAATAACGATCAATGATCAACAGATGATCGCCATCAGCGTGAGGTTTCAGTACACGTAGATTCTTAATAGCTGTACGCAATGAGACGCGGCCATCAGCCAAATCATTGAGTGTGGAGAACAACCCAATCACCCTGGGCGGGCATGGGTTCTGATCGATATTAGTAAGACCTTCCAGGCTGGCAATCTGCTCCGCCTCAAAAGCCAGAGCATCATACTCATCATAAAAGTGTGCGATGCGACAGACAATTGGCTCAGCACCCTGGGCTCTAATCCTATCCATCACCGCATTCTTAGGATGGTTCAGCTCGCAAGTAAGGTGACTGATATCGCGCCGCCCCGAACCCTTACCAACGTAAAAAACCGTGTCAGTGAGCGGGTTGATTAAATGATAGACGTACCATTTCATGGCCGGCCCGAATACAGAAACCCCAATATTGACGCAATGCTACCCCACGGGGATGT